ATACGCATCGAGTGTGTTCGTTGTTTGTGCCATTGTTAGCTACCTTCATAAAAGATTCTCGATAGCAGCAGTCGCGGCATCTATGTTCGCTCGGCCTGACGGAGCCTTTCTGAGTTGTGCTTTGAGCTTGGCGATGTTGTTGCCCTTACGCGATTGCGTTCCGGGCTTCAACGTCTTGGGCAGCTTCTTTACCTTCTTCGCGGCTAAGTCACCACCGTCAATCTTGGCCTTCAGTTCCTCGTTCTCAGCCTGTAAAGCCTTGAACTGGAGCGCCGCCATGATCAAACGTGCATCACCAATCGAAGGAATCTCATCTTCAGAGAAGCCTAGACCCTTCATCACTTCAACGGCTTCAGAGAGCTTTTCCTCTCCCCAACCGTCTACCTGCTCACTCAAGATTTCCCCTTGAGCCTGCAAGAAACTCTCCTGTTCTGCCTGCTTTCGCTGTTCATAAGCGTCTGCTGCGTCCTTAGCCACACTGTTGAGAAAACCTAGCTGGTTATCAGCTTCACGCATACGAGCATTCCACTCAGCAGGGTCTTCTTCTCTCAGTCGTTGCATCTCAGGGCCATCCATCTGCTGGACAACCATCTGCTGCACGTTCTGGAGAGTCGCCGCCAAACTATGGGAGGTAGCTTCGTAGTCGGTATGCTGTCTCTCTCGTGTCGCCTCGAAGTCCCGGCGCTCATCTGCGAGGGCCATAGACTTCTTTCGATAATCGGCTTCTTTCTGGTAGCTTGCCTGTAGCTCGGATAGGGTAGCTGTGACTTCCTCGCCTGCTGCTTTGAAAGATAGCTTCTGGTTCGCCAAAAAGTCCTCAAACGGAACCTCTAGCGCCTCAGCTATCTCCTGCAACGTGCTGGCTGTCTCAGTGCTTTCCTCACTGTCATCAAGCGCGTCATCGCCATCATCATCTTCAGACTCAGCGCCTTCTTCTACAGATTCATCTGTGGTTTCGGGTAGCTCGTCTGAAGTTTCGATACCATCATCGGTATCAAGTTCTGTTACTTCCTCGTTGTCTGCTCTGTGGTCTGCGTCAAACGTGGATTCTGGATTCTCGTCACCTAGCAAGCCTTCAATTCTTGCCGCTGCGTTATCTGTACTCATGCCTTGCCCTCAAATTGCTTATCGTTAAGCGTGGCACCCTTGGAAAACATGCGCCGCTTAACCCTTGTGAGGGCTTGTAACTCTCTGCATAGGGACAGGAGCTTTTCTGTGCCGCCAGATGACGGATAGTTTGCTATCTGAACGACAATACTCTGTTCCTCAGCACCAAAGAAAGCCTGAAACTCAGGGTCAGTGATAAACCTCTCCCCTACGGCTCTCTTGGCTTCGTTACTGTCGCGTTTTAAAGACATATTTCACCCTCAATGGAGTGATTTTATAGCCCTGTGGTCAGAAGCGTTTGCACAGATGTACAGTGAAATCAGGCTTCTTTTTCGTAATACTGATCTGCCTTGTCGCCGTAAAGCATCGCAGCAGCAGCAGGGATCGCTATGCCGTACTTCTTGGCTATGGAAATGATGTTCTCATCAAATACAACGTAGTTAGAAGTGCCGCCTTCTGCGCCACGGGAGAAGCCGTCTTTGTAGCGGATGCCTTTGATGCCAGCCTGTCGCGCCCTTTCCGCAAACTCTGGTGTCACCATTTCATCACCGCGAACCCTGTTAGCTTTCGCATACTCAACCAAGACGTTCGCGTCCTCTGGAGACATACCCTTCACGTAATCATTGCTGAACGTAAGAGACTCATAAAGGTCTTGCTCCGTCATGCTGTCGTATTTCAAGAAATCATCAACATACGCCTTCTTTTTAGGATCAAGGTTAGGATTGTCGGAATACCCCAACGCCTTCCTCACAGCCTCACTCTGCTCGCTCAACGGCTTATCCCAATCAAGGAACTCGTCAGGGGATGCGTCAATCTCAACCTCATAAGTCCAAGCCTTCGGCTCAACCATTTGGAGTTTAGGCTCTACATATCTCTGGTATACCGCAACTTCTTCTGGAGAAAAGTTTTCGATCACATATCCCAAATCGTCCATGTTGCTTGCTTGAGATATGTTGGAGAACACTGAGTCTAGTTTTTGCTGATCGTCTAGCAGATCGTAAATTTCGTTTGCATCTATCCCAAGTTCAGCAAGCTCATCAAAGTCTCTTGTGTATTCTTCGCCACGCTTAAACTTCTCTATGATTCCATCAACCTTTTCGTATGCTGCATCGAAATCATCAGCATCATCTAGCCTCATGTTGACCCATTCGCTAATCATAGGCTCATCTATCGCGGAGTCGTATATCTCTTTAAACCTCTCCCTGATCTCGCCCGTATAGACTGCATTAGCAGGCTTCCCGTCAACCTCAAGCCTCGGCTGAGAGAACTGCTCAAGATATTCATCCTTAACTGCGGGATTCTCGGCAAAGTACAACCCATACCCATAAGCCTGAGCGCCCTCGCCTGTGCCTATAGCATCCATTGAGAAGCGGTCGAAGTCGTGAGGAGAGGCATGTAGCGCCTTTATCTTCTCTTTTACAACATCACCAGCAGCGTTCACCTGAGAGCGTGAAGGCACAAACGGCAATGCACCAAGCGCAGCGCCCCCAACCATAGCCGCCTTCGTAGTCCACGGGGAGTCATCCCAGTTCTCTTTAATGTCGGTGTAATCCGCATAAGCACCCGCAATATCACCCACTCCGGGGATCATCGACGTACCTAGCGCAGTCATATCTTCTGGGCGCATCTCAGACAGGAATGAGAGGATTTTGGAGTTATCAACCCCCCATTGCTTCGCCTTCTGGAACCTGTCGTTCAGCGTGGTCTGAATGTCCTCTGGCCCCATCGTATCAGGGAACTGAACCCGCTTATCGCCTATTTGGACTGTGGGCATTAGCTAGTCTCGCCTAGTGCAATCTGATCCTGTACTGACTTCTCAAGGCTTACTTCGCCGTCATTATCCCGCACTTAATACTCCAGATTCAGGGTCATAAACGTAATCCGCTACCTGATCCCCCGGCTGCGCGGCCTCGGCTTCCTCCAGCTTCTTAATCGTGTCGGCCTGTAGATTCCTCACCTTGGCCTTGGATTCCTCAGCCTCGATGCCCTTCTCTACTTGGAACTTCTCACGGTCATACTGAAGCTGCTCGTAGGCTAACTGAAGCTCCTGAGCCTTGATCTGGGTCGCGTTCTGCTCCTTAGCCATAGCCAACTGAGCATCACTCTGAGCCTTCTGCGCTTTCGTCTGAGAGTCCATCTGATAAGCCTGACTCTGAGCCTGCGCCACAATCATCGCGGGGTCAGGTGGAGCCTGTGCCGCCATCTCCTGCTGCTGCTGCATCAACATCTGATCGCGCTCTGATCCCGGCTTGATGAAGTACTCACCTACATCACCGAAGTCAGCAGCGTTAATCAACTTCTCAAGCGTGTTATACAGTTCTTCCTTATCCGCAAGACCCGCTTGCATCGCCTCGCGCTGAATCTGAAGCAACTGAACTGCCATCTGAATAGTCTGCTGCTTGTTGTTGAAGCCAAGCCCGACATTCACGGTCATATCCGTTCTTTCGCGCCATTGGGTAGGATCAACTGAAATCCACTGGCCTCGGAGCTTCACCGCATGGGCAATGTCAGGACACATACGGATCAACTGGTGAACCTTGCGATACAACCGCTTCACACCTGTCTCAGCGAACACCCGAACCAGCATCTCGATACGCTCTGATGCCTTCTCCATGCCTGCCATGAATGCGCCCATCGTAGACTCTTGCAGGACACTTGGATCAAGGGCGAGGTTAGGCGCGATACCTGTCCTCATCTGTCTCTGTGAATCAACATGGTCAATCAGGGGTAGCATCTCGCCTACAATCGACTGCGTGACTTCAGGCGCAACACTCATCGAAGGATCGCCACGTAACGGTATCCACTCGGCCTGAATGTTCAGCATCGCATCCATCGTGGTGCCATCCTCCAAGAGCGCACCCTCGTTGATGAACTTCCTGCGATTGTTGATGCGGTAGATGTTGTCCAGTAATTGTCTGGTCAGAGTCGTTTTCAACTCCTGCAAGTCCTCAACCGCATCGACCATGCTCATGCCAGCGTGGGTATGGGTCATAATGATCGAGGACAGCGACACAATAGGCTGATAGGCGGTTTCTTCGTTCTCGAATATCTCGCCGCCTACCATGACAATCTTACGGTACTCAGCAAGGCCGTCACCGTCTACGTCAATATGCGTGTAGCACTCATGCACCCACAGAAGGCGAGTAGAGTCATCTTCGCTATCGTCACCATCTGGCGACTCATCATCGTGGAATAGGCGGTTTACGCTCTCTGTATTCCAAGTGTAATCATCACGAGTCCCGGCAACGTCCAACTTCTCACGGTCAAAGCCTTCTTCGACTAACTGTGTGTAGGTCTTGCGTACTCGGTGACAGACAAAGCCGCACTCATCCGGGTCAATATTCGGGGTGTGGCACTCATCATCAACAAGCACCTGATCCGGGGGCAGTGATTCAACCTTGAGCTTGTAGTCAGTCCAAGTCTTTTTGGCCTCCACATCGAACAACTCGACAGGCTGGCCCTGAATCATCTCAGTGCGGGAATCCTGAGAGATGATCTCAACACCCTCAGACTCCATCAACATGCTCAACTGAACCGGATCAAGCCCTTTGTATTCAGATGTCTCTGCCCTTTCACGCTCGTCGATATACGCCTTGATGTAACCATTCGGGTACATGAGCGCATCTTTAAACCACGAGTAATGCGCCAGAAAGCCATCGCCATCATTGGCCTTCATAACCTTGTGATTGACCACATCAGTCTCTTGGTCAGCAGCCATCTCGTCTTCTTCGTTCACGCCATCAAAGACTACCGTCTTATCGCCTGACGTAAACACCCGGAGGATAGAGGGCATGACCCACTCAACCGTTTCAAAGACCTCTCTGGTCGTGTATTTCGAGTAACCATCGCGCTCAGTGCCGTACTGGTCGCCACGATACCGCTTCAGTGAATTCTCTCGAACTGTAGACAGATCACCACTCTCGTCATTCATGGAGGAAGCTACCTTCCTGCCGATGAAAGCCTTGACCTGCTCGTCTGTCATTGATTTATCTTTCATACCACATGCTCATAAGATGGGTTTGTGATGGGGTTAAAGGATTTCTTGCGGGTATACGCCCTGCTAGATGAAGTGCGCTCCTCTAACTGATCCGCAAAACTGCCTTTCGGCCCTCTGTAGCCCTGCGCGTGTGTTCTGATTGCGTCAGCAGCATGTTGGCAATCGTTGTCCTTCGGGGTCTTTCTGAATACCGTCCTGCCTTTGGGGTCAGGATTGGGGTCAGACTTCCACATATAATTTTCTAGCCTGAGAATACCGTCAGCACAGCCTTCCTCGTCGATCTTGTACCGACTCATACGACCACGCAGCATCTCGATACCGTCATTCAGGACAGGGATTCGAGGCACAAGCTCAACTTTATCGGGTACGAGCCTTTGCAGTATGTCTACCTTCCTCTCCAGATACCCAAGCCCTGTCTCCTGCCGCTTCGTTGCGTCATGGGGTACATAGTGCCGCCCATAGACCCAACCATTCTCACGAGCGAAGTCAGCAAGCCTCTCGGCATACCACGCAATATCAACGTCCCGGTACTCGTAATATTTGATGAAACAGTCCCATTCGCCCTCTCTCTGGTGAAACCAGATGGAAGTGAAATCATCAAGGCCCAAGTCCCAAAACGTGTTTACAGGGGCATGGCGGTTTACCGGAAGCCTGCATATGCGGCCCTCTTTCCGCATTGACTTCAACTGCTCTGCGAGAATGACTCCCTCTAGGAGTTTGGAAAATGCTTCTTCAGGGGTAGCAGGGTATTCCTGCTTCATCATATCGCCCTGATCTTTGCTTTTGGTGATGTACCAAGCCTTCTGTTCTGTCGTGAGCCTTATGCCTTCCGTAGCCTCAAGCTCACCGAAATACTCCCTCATCGCGTCATCAATAAAGGGGGTAACGCCCTCTAGGACGTACTCTGGATGCTGCCACCAAGGGTAGAAATGCGCTCTGTAATCAAGTTCAGATAGATTGTCAGGGTTATGCCAAGCCTCATAGAACATATCTTTAAACTTGCCATCACCCTCAGCCGTGGACTCGATGAAGATAAACTGGCCCTTAGCCACCGTATTCAAAGAACCGGAAATAATTTCCTTGGCCTTATCCGGGTACTTCGCGCATATCTTCCCGAACTCAGAAACATGGAGGTACTGTAGCGTCCCTGAGCGCATGGACGTACCTACCCTGATCTTTGACCCATTGGCGAATGAAAGCTCTCTCGCGCTGTCTGAACGAGCCGGAACCTTCTCTTTTAGCCAATCAGGAAGATGGTCGTAAGCGAACTTTATTTTGTCATCAAAGAACGCTTCAGCATCTTCCCGGTTATGAGCAATCACACCCGCACTCACGTTCTCACCGAACAGACATTGATCAAGGAAGTAAATCTGAATCAGCGTGGTCATGCCTAGCTGTCGAGCCTTCAGGATAATGTTCAGATACCACATATTCTTGAGCAGCAGACGTTGCGCCCAATTCACTTGCAGCTTGACCTTATTGCCGCCTTTATCCTTGATGTAGTAGAGGTTGTTCAGTCTCCACCACTTGTCCTCGATGTTCTTCAATCCGGTACCTGTACGAATGGAGAATTGTTCTGCGTGGCGCTGGCGAATGCCTCAGCCATTTCAGAACTCATGGAGTGTTCAGTCTGCTTTCTGTCTGCGTAGCCGTGAGAAGAAAGCATCATCTTCACGATGTTGGAGTTAAAGTCGCCAATCAGCCCTTTATTGATGAGCATAGTTGCTTGTTTTGACAGCAATTTCTCTAAGGTGTCCGAAAATGAACACTTGTCCTCCTCATCTGCCCACTTGTATACCGTTGATCGAGCCACGCCAAGGTATGTAGCCAGCCCTTCAACTGACGGAAGCGCCTCGTATTCTTCGCCTGCGCCATTCTTGTACCCGCCATCTACATACTCATCTGCGAGGCGTTGCATATCAGGCGTATACTTACTTTTTCTTCCCGCCATCTGCCTTTACCTGCTTTGCTTTCTTGGGTTTTCCAAATATCGCATCGAAGTTATCTGAGAACTTCTTATGGTCTACTGGTCTGGGCCAACTCCCTTTGCTCATTAGTGGACTCCTGCGAATTGGATACGTTCTTCTGTTTCTACGGGTACGAACTCACCGCCTTCCCGCTTGATCTCTACCTCAATACCATTTTCGCCTTGCTTCGATCTGAGGAAGTACAAGGGAGCCATGCCTGAATCGTCTACCTCGTCAAATGCCGGGGATATGCCGATAATCGAAAGCATCAGGCTCCCGTAATTCTCGACAACCCGGAAGGGTGCGAACTTCAACACTGAGAATGTCTCGCAGAGCGTTTCACAGTTATCAAAGTAGTGGCTCTTTGGCATTTCAATAACGCCCATTCTTACATTCATGCTGCCTTGCCCTCCAAGTAGCCGTATCGTGTGGTGTAGTGAATGATCTCGCCCTCGAAGTGAATATCTGGGCTGAACCTCAGTAAGTGAGAGTCGCCGTGAATGTTCACCGTAATGCCTCTGCCTCGTGCCTGCCCTATCAGGTATTCATTACAGGGGCGCTCATACGCGAATTCGGAGTCAGTATGATTATCAACCCCGTAGATATTGATTTCTTTATGCCCTTCTAGGATTGCCAGAGAGAGCATGTAGGCTATGGATGAATTGAAGTAATCTCCGAACTCATCTATGGCCTGCTGTAATGGGAAAGCGACAGAGGCGGGTATATCCTCATGTTGCTGCTGCATGATGATAGGTACATCTGTAGTTTTCAGCAGATTTCGGTACTCGCCTCCCCGCCGCTTCCACAAACTTTCGTCGTGCATCTCGAATAGCTTTGTATATCGGTGCGATAACTGGCTCCACGGCAGACCCCAAGATTCCTCTCCTGTCGGGCAGAGTCTTTCTGATGGAGACAGTCCACAGATATTCACAATAACTCCTTTGCAACCTGAACCGCGATTGATCCTGCTACGGCAGCGCCCGTTGCGTACATCGCTACCTTCTGGTTCAGCAATGCGTATTTAGTTTTTAGATCGTTGATCTCTACCTGCTGATCCTTTGATTCTTGCTTCAAGTCTTTTAGCGTCGAGATAATTAGCGGCCTCAATACCGCAAAGCTCGTCGCTTCCTCAAGTTCGTCGCTCATCCATTAGCTCACTATTCGATGGAATCCTAGCCCTACCCCTGCCACGCCAACTGCAACCTTATTGTCTAGTGATACAGGCCACTTAATGACTGCAAGCTGCTCATATTCCTCATACTTTCTGTTCCACAACTTTTCGATACAGAACACGGGCTGCATCGTTTCAATGACTTTTTTGTCATTCTTGTCAAACCCAAGCGCAGTATCAGAATCCCATGCCACTTTATCGCTGCTGCCCACGTAATTCTTAACAGAGGCAAAGTCTCCGTAGATAGAGGTGTACGCCTCATTGAACCAGAGCATCTTGCCTTCCCGATTTTTCAGCCACATGGGTACAGGGGCTTGCTCGCAGAACTCAGCCAGAACCCCGGTCATCGGCCCCTCATTCTTGAGCGCAGACTCAAACGCAACAAGGTCAGGAGCCTCCATCTTGCCGAAGATGGTTTCTAGTCTGACGATGTTCTCATCAATTCGCTGCATTCTGGCTTCTCTATCTGGACTCATCTTCACGCTCGATCAATCCTGTGCTTATCGCACCATTCTTCATACTGCGCCTCAGTCAGGAATCGGTAGTTCCTCATCACGCCACCGAAATAATTAACTGACTCCGTTACACGACCCATTGCGTTACAGAAAACAAACTCTTTCGAGCCTATCCGACAAACCACCGCAGCATGTGGGACACCATTGAATTCGCCATGCGTAACACGAGGCGCAAAGTTCCACGCCCTCAAGGCGCGATACCACATATCCGCTTTGTCATCACAATCACCACCACCACGAGCAATACAGAACGGAACACTGAACAGAGTTTCAACCCGCTCTGACTTGTAAGGGAATCCCCGATCAAGAGCGAAAACTGCCCTCGCAAACTTTTCCTCCGGTGATCTGCGAAACCAGCCAAACATTACACAAGTATCCTTGACGCATCGTGACCACCCGGAACGGCAAACAATGGCGGGGGCGTATGAACATTCCCCTCATCGTCTACCACTGGAGTCCGTGGGTAAATCTCGTCGTACAAAGCTTTCAGTTCAGCGTTGCCGGGGACGTCCTCAAGCACAGGATGCTTCACCGTGTAGGTCTGCTCCGGCACTTCCTCACCATCGCCATACACAGGAACTTGCTTGTAGCCCTCGATCTCGTCGGTTGTCTCGTAGTAATCCAGCACCATTACCGGGGTTTCAATGACCTCAAGTAGCTCACCATCTTCTCCGTAGACAT